GCGACTATCACTCGCAGCACGAGCCGTGCTGGTACGCGGTGCGGAAAGGCAAGACCGGACACTATGACGGTGGGCGCAAGCAGTCCACGCTATGGCAGATCGAGAAACTAAAGAAGTCCGAAACCGGCCACAGCACACAAAAGCCGGCCGAGTGCATGAAGCGGCCTATCGAAAACAACTCGTCACCGGGCCAGGCCGTCTATGAGCCGTTCTCTGGTTCCGGCACCACGATCATTGCCGGCGAAATGACCGGGCGTTGTGTCTATGCGATGGAACTGAACCCGCCCTATGTCGATGTCGCCATCAAACGCTGGCAGGATTTTACCGGCCAAAAGGCCGTCCTCGAGGCCGACGGCCGCACGTTCGAAGACGTGGCCGCACAACGCTACGACTGGGAAAAGGACGCGGTCGGTTCCTACAACGAGGCCATCGCGACGAAGCGCGAGGAACTGACACATGCGGGGTCGTAAGCCTAAGCCCACCCACCTCAAGCTGATCGAGGGAAACCCCGGAAAGCGGAGAGTCAACACGGTAGAACCAGCGCCGCTTCCGGAACTCCACGCCCCGCCGCCTTTCCTTCCGCAAGAAGGCCAGGACGAATGGAAGCGAGTGGCCGCGGAACTCTACAACCTCGGTCTGCTGACTGTCGTGGATCGCACGGCGCTCGCTGCCTACTGCCATTCCTACGCGATCTGGAAGCAGGCGACTGACGCCATCAACCAAATGGCCGCCCGCGACCAGCTCACCCGCGGCCTGATGATCAAGACCACGAACGGCAACGCAATTCAGAACCCGCTGATCGGCACCGCCAACAAGGCAGCCTCCGACATGGTGCGTTATGCGGCCGAATTTGGGATGACGCCGAGTGCTCGAGCAAGAATATCCGCGCAGCCGCCGGGCGGCGCCGGTTCGAAGTTCAATGGCCTCATCGGCGGGCAAGAGGGGTAGTAAACCCCGCGCGCCAAGCAGGTCAGACCGCGTAATCGCCTTTATCGAATGCCTGACGATCCCGTCGGGTGAGGGGCAGGGCGGATCGTTCAAACTCAGGGAGTGGCAGAAGCGGTTCATCCGCGATGTCTACGACCCCGTCGACGAAAACCGCCGCCGCCAGGTACGCCGCGCGGTTCTGTCGGTGGCGCGAAAGAACGGCAAGACTGCGCTGATCGCCGCCTTGTGCATCGCACACCTCATCGGTCCCGAGGCGATCCCGAACGGGGAAATCTACTCGGCGGCCACCGAGCGCGAACAGGCGGCGATCGTGTTTAAGGTCGCCCGGCAGATCATCGAGGCGGATCCGGAGCTCTCGGCGCTGCTGACCGTGGTCCCGTCGACGAAGACCATCGTCTGCCGGTCGAACGGAAGTTTCTACAGGGCGATCTCGGCCGAGGCCGGATCAAAGCATGGCCTGAACCCGAGTGTCGTGATCTACGACGAGCTGGCGCAGGCAAGGAACCGGGAACTCTACGACGTTCTCGACACCGCCATGGGTGCCCGCGCCGAGCCGCTGTTCGTGGTGATCTCGACGCAGAGCAATGACCCGCAGCATATCCTTTCGCAGCTGATCGATGACGGGCTGCGGAAGGGCGACAAGTCCACGGTGACGCACCTCTACGCTGTTCCGGACGATGTCGAGGACATTTTCGAGGAGAAGGTCTGGAAGCAGGCAAACCCGGCGCTCGGCGACTTCCGCAGCCTGGCGGACATGCAGACGCAAGCCGCCCGCGCGGCGCGCATGCCGAGTTTCGAGGCGAGCTTCAGGAACCTCTACCTCAACCAGCGCGTGGACGCGCAGTCGCCGCTCATCGCCCGGTCGGAATGGATGGCCTGCAAGGTGGATGAAACGCTCGAGCACGGTGAGGCTGTCTATCTGGGGCTCGACCTTTCATCGACGACCGACTTGACCGCACTGGTGGCGGTGAGCGCGGTGAACGGGGATCGCGTCAAGGCATGGTTTTGGAAGCCGGGCGACCTGGTTGCGGAACACGAACGTCGCGACCGGGCGCCGTATGGCGAATGGTCGAAAGCCGGGTGGATGGAAACGCCGACTGGCCGCGCGATTGATTACGGTTTCGTTGCCCGCACGATTGCCGAGGTCTGTTCCGACTACGAGGTCAAGGGCCTCGCCTACGACCGCTGGCGTATCGAGAACCTGATGCGTGAATTGGAAGGCATCGGGTTCGCCTCCTATGTGGATGGCAAGGATGCGGTGGCGAACGGCCTGCGCCTTGTGCCGTTCGGGCAGGGGTTCAGGGACATGGCGCCCGCAATCGACGCCCTCGAGGTGTCGGTGATCGAGCGCCGCTTCAAGCATGACGGCAATCCCGTCCTCGCGTTCTGCTTTTCGAATGCGGTGGCGATCACGGACCCGGCAGGCAATCGAAAACTGGACAAGTCAAAGACTCGGTTCCGCATTGACGGTGCGGTGGCTGCGACGATGGCAATCGGACTCAAGTCCCGCGACCTGCAGGGCGAAGTCGAAGAAGAACCGGAGATCGTCTTCCTATGAGCATGCGCGAATATCTCCCCGCATGGCTCGGGGGCAAGCGGTCGGAGCCGGTGCAGAACGCCACCAGCTATCCGTCCTCTGCGATCACGCAGGGGTCGCCTGGCTGGAACGATCTTTTCGGGTCCACGCAGGCGCTGTCCTATCCGACCGAGGAATCGGCGCTTACGGTGTCGGCGATCTACGCTAGCGTGAACCTGATCGCGGGTGCGATTTCCGGCCTTCCGATGCACGTCTTCAAGGTGGCGGCGAACGGCGAGCGGGACCGGGTTCAGAACGACAGCCTCTGGTATGTGCTCAACGAGGAGATGACGCCCCGCTGGGCGGCGTCCGCAGGCTGGGAGTTCATGGCGCAGTCGCTGCTGCTGCACGGTGACGCCTTCGCGGTGATCCTGCGCCGGCCGGACAGCATGCCCATGGGGATCAAGCCGGTCCACCCGAACCGGGTGTCGGTGCTGCTGAACTACAAGACGGACCGGCTCGTCTACAGCATCACGCCCGAGAATGGCGTGCCCGGCGCCGTCCAGGTCTATGACCAGGATGACGTTTTGCATGTGCCCGGCTTCGGGTTCAACGGCTTCCGTGGCCTCTCGCCTCTGCGCTATGCGCTCCGGACGACCGGCGCGATCTCGCTTGCCACGCAGGATTTCTCGGCCAACTTCTTCGCCAATTCGGCCCGGCCGGATTATGCGCTCACGACGCAGCAGAAACTGAGCCCCGAGGCGATCGAGACGATGCGCGCCCAGATCGACGAGCGCCACCGCGGGCCCGACAAGGCTTTCCGGCCGATGGTTCTGCAGGGCGGCCTTGAGATCAAGACGATCACGATGCCGATCGATGACATGCAGCTGGTCGCCATGCGCCAGTTCCAGATCGAGGACATCGCACGCATCTACGGCGTCCCTCCGTTCATGATCGGCCACAACGAGAAGACGACGAGCTGGGGGTCAGGCGTTGAAAGCATGGGCATCGGCTTTGTCCGGTTCACCCTTCGCCAGCACCTGAACAAGTTCGAAACCGAGTTCAACCGCAAGCTGTTCCGCAACTACACGAAGCGGGTCGAGTTCGACACCTTCGACCTCGAGCGCGCGGACATGAAGTCGATGTTCGAAGCCTATCGCGTGGCGTTGGGCCGCGCCGGCGAGCCCGGGTTCATGACGGCGCAGGAAGTTCGCCAGCGCCTGAACATGAAGATCGAACCCGACAACGGCACGCTCTCGACGGGAATTTCAACGGCACCGGCTGTCACGCCGGACAGTCAGCAGGTGACGCAATGAACCACCGCATCTCCAACCTCATCAAGCTCCTTGGATCGAACTCCAAGCGCGGCAGCTTCAAGGCCGAGGCGAATACGATCTACATCTATGACGTGATCGTCGGCAGTGATCTCGAGGCCGAGTGGTTCGGCGGTGTTGCCCCGAAGCCGTTCATCGATGCCCTCAAGGGCATGAGCGGCGACGTGCACCTCCGGATCAACTCGCCCGGCGGCGACGTGTTTGGCGCCAACGCCATGGCGCAGGCCATGCGCGAATATCAGGGCGGCCAGATCATCGCCCACGTCGATGGCATTGCCGCGTCGGCCGCTTCCGTGTTGGCGATCACCGCAGGCCAGACGGTCATGGCGCCGGGGTCGCTGATGATGATCCACAACGCCTGGACGATTTCGGCCGGCGACCGCCACGACCACCTCGACACGGCCGCGATCCTTGAGAAGGTCGACGGCATGCTGGCGCAGGGCTACGCGGGCAAGTCCGGCGGCACGGCAGACTACTTTGCCAGGCTGATGGATGCCGAGACCTGGTTCACGCCAGAGGAAGCCGTTTCCGCCGGCCTGGCGACGTCCGTGGCCGAGGCGACCCCGGCGCCCGCCGCAGCGTCTGCCATGTGGGATCTGAGTGCCTTCGCCCGCGCGCCGCAGAACGCGGCGCCGACCGTCGTCCGCACCACGACCGTGACCGAGACCACATGCGTCGAGACCGAGACGGAAGTCGAGACGGTCACGATGGAAGTGATTTCCGGAGACCCATCCACCATGCCGGCGGATTCCGCCGAGCTCGAGATTGAAGCCCGCAAGCGGCAGCTCGCCGCGGCGCTGGCTCTCAAAGCTGCCTAGCGCGCCGCGCCAGACAGAGAACGGCTGCAGTCGCGGCCTCCACTAACAGAAAGGGCTCACAATGAGCATCCAGAATCTGCGTGAACAGCGCGCGGCGAAGGCCAAGGCGCTGAATGAACTGGTTTCCAAGAAGGACTGGAAGCCGGAAACCGACCAGCCGATCTACGACGCCGGCATGGCCGAGATCGATGCGCTCGACGCCCAGATCAAGCGCATCAACGACGTCAACGCCAAGCTGGCCGAGGACGCCCTCACCGGCTCGGTGATCGTCGCTTCCGAGCGCGCCGGCAAGGACAAGAAGGACCGCCACTCGGAACTGTACGCCAAGTGGTTGCGCGGCGGCGACAACGCCCTCAACGCCGAGGAATGGACCTTCATCCGCAACACCATGTCCACCACGACCACCACGGAAGGCGGTTACACCGTCCAGTCCAGCGTGGCCGCGACGATCGTCGATGCCCTCAAGGCATATGGTGGCATGCGCTCGGTCGCCAACGTGATCTCGACTTCGCAGGGCAACCCGCTGTCGTTCCCGACCTCGGACGGCACGTCTGAAACCGGCGAATGGATCGCCCAGAACACGACCGCCACCGCCGCCGATCCGACCTTCGGCACCGTGGCCCTGAACGTGTTCAAGGCGTCGTCCAAGATCGTGGCGGTTCCCTTCGAACTGCTGCAGGACTCGCAGGTGGACATCGAAGCCTTCGTCGCCGGCCGCCTGGCTACCCGCCTCGGTCGCGTGACGAATACCGGCTATACCACCGGCAACGGCACTACCGCCCCGAACGGCCTTATCACGGCCGCGACGACCGGCGTCACCGCGTCGAACGCCACCTCGCAGGTGACTGCGATCATCTACGACTCGATTATCGATCTCATCCACTCGGTCGATCCGGCCTACCGCGAAGGCGCGAAGTTCATGATGAACGACGCCTCCGTGAAGGTGATCCGCAAGATCAAGGACGGCCAGTCCCGTCCGCTGTTCGTGCCGGGTTACGAGGTCGGCGTTCCCGGCGGCGCTCCGGATACCCTCTGCGGCTATCCGATCGTCGTCAACCAGGACGTGGCAACCATGGCCGCGAGCGCGAAGTCGATCGCCTTCGGGCAGCTCGACAAGTATTTCATCCGCGACGTGATGGACGTGACCCTCTTCCGGTTCACTGACTCGGCCTACACCAAGCTGGGCCAGGTCGGCTTCCTCGCGTGGATGCGTACCGGCGGCAACCTGATCGCCACGAACGCGGTTCGCCTGTTCGTCAACGCTGCTTCGTAAGCGGTTCCAACCAGTGACAGGCGGGCGGCTCTCAGGGTCGCCCGCCATTTTCTCAGGATCATCGCCACATGGCAAAATCACCCGCTCCCAAGGCTGCCGCCGACAAGGTCTCGGTGCGCCTCAAGTGCGTTTATTCGGGCTTCCCGGGCAACCCGGGCCCGGGTGACGTGATCGGCATCGACCGCGAAGAGGCCGACCGCCTCGTTGGCCTCGGCGTTGCCGAGCTGGTCACTGAATAACCATGCTTGCTCCCGTCCGCACCGTCGCGCCGACCGTTGACCTTGTGACACTTGCCGAGGCCAAGCTGCATTGCCGCATCGACGGAACCGATGAGGATGTGTTGGTTACCGCCCTCATCAAGGCGGCGACAGAATACCTAGACGGCTATTCCGGCGTCCTCGGGCGGGCTCTGACGACCCAGACATGGCGCCAGGACTTCGACGGCTTC